CCTGACTCTTCTCTCCCTGAGACGATCCGAACAGTGCCAGACTCACCATTTAATAAACCTGATACGCTTAACTTCGATGCAGAATGATGCGGAAGTAAAACAGACCCCACGAGGGGTCGGGCTAATTGGCAACACCGAGCCTAGAATCCACACGCCTTTACTTAAAGGTAAATCCAAAGCACAAGAAGTTGCGGACCTAGCTGAAAAAATCAACCTGCCTTTGATCCCTTGGCAACGCTGGCTGCTTGATGACCTTTTAACCATAGACGATGCGGGCAATTTCCAAAAGAAGCTAGGCATAGCGTTAATTTCAAGACAGAATGGCAAGACTCACCTAGCACGTATGCTGATCCTGGCGCATCTATTCTTGTGGGATACTAAAAACGTTTTAGGTATGTCTTCTAATCGAAATATGGCACTTGATACATTTAGGCAAGTCGCTTATATGATCGAAGATAATCAATTTTTAAAAGATCAGGTAAGACAGATCCGCCTGGCTAATGGACAAGAATCTATTACATTATTAAATGGCGCTCGCTATGAAATTGCAGCAGCGACTAGGGATGCGCCCAGAGGCAAGTCGGCTGGATTTTTATATCTTGATGAAATCCGTGAATGGACAGAGGAAGCCTTTACAGCTGCATTACCAGTAACACGTGCAAGACCTAATGCGATGACCTTTATGACAAGTAATGCTGGTGATGGCTTCAGCACTGTATTAAATGATTTAAGAGAACGTGCATTATCTTACCCACCTGACACTTTGGGTTATTATGAATGGTCAGCACCGCAACACTGCAAGATCCACGATAGAAAAGCCTGGGCTATGGCTAATCCTGCACTTGGATATTTAATAACAGAGGAAACATTAGAAGAATCTGTAGCTACAAATACAATAGAAGCTACACGTACTGAAATGTTATGTCAGTGGATTGATTCTACTGTCAGCCCGTGGGTGTATGGATCTATCGAAGCCTGTAGCGATAGCACCCTGGAAATACCTGTCGGACCGCAAACAATTATGGCGTTCGATATTGCACCTACTAGAAGATCAGGTGCTTTAGTAATGGGCCAGATGAAAGACGGCAAAATAGCAGTCGGACTTGCACAGCTTTGGTATAGCGATATAGCAATAGATGAGATGAAAATGGCAAGTGATATAAATGAATGGGCGCACAAATATCATCCGACTACAATCTGTTTCGACAAGTACGCCACGCAAACAGTTGCGACTAAATTGGAATTATCAGGTTGGCGAATCCAAGATATATCAGGCCAGACCTTCTATCAGGCTTGCTCGGATCTTGCAAATGCTTTGGCGCAAGGCACAATGGTTCATAGTGGGCAACCAGACTTAGTACAGCACTTAAATAACTGTGCAGCCAAGACCAGCGATTTTGGCTTCAGAATCATCCGCAGAAAATCCGCAGGCGAAGTTACAGCTGCAATTTCCCTGGCTATGGTAGTTAGCCAATTAACTAAGCCACAACAAACTGCGCAAATCTTTGTGTAATTTGCACCATTAGTCCGATTTATGGTATAAAGTATACATATGGGTCTATTGTCTGCTTTGGGTATTAACAAAAAAACGGAATCCGTACAAGCGCAATACGCCCCTGCCATTATGGACACAGCTTATGGCTATGGTTCATTTACAACTGGTGTCGGTAATTTTCCTGGTGGATTAGATCGCAACTATGCGATGCAAGTACCAGCAGTTACTCGTTGCAGAAATCTTATTGCTGGTGTAGTTTCATACCTGCCGCTTAAACTTTACAAAAAGTCAAGTGGTGAGGTACTGGGGAGTCCTCTGTGGTTAGAACAGCCAGACTATCGGCAACCAAGATCCGTCACTTTATCCTGGACTGTCGATAGTCTTCTGTTTTATGGCGTTGCATATTGGCGTGTTACAGAATTATATGCAGATGATTTTAGACCATCACGATTTGAGTGGATCGCTAATAACCGAGTTACATTTACTACAAATAAGTTTGGTACAGAAGTTAGCCAGTATTACGTAGATGGCGTTGAGTCTCCAATGACAGGTATTGGATCTCTTATCACGTTCCAAGGTCTAACACAAGGCGTATTACAAACCGCATCACGCACAATACAAAGCGCATTAGATATTGAAAAAGCTGCAGCCGTATCTGCACAGACCCCGATGCCAAGTGGTTACATTAAAAACACTGGCGCAGATTTACCAGAGCAGCAAGTATCAGGATTATTAGCACAATGGAAGCAGAGCCGACTAAATAGATCAACAGCATATTTAACATCTACTTTATCTTACGAAACCACAGGATTCTCTCCTAAAGATATGATGTATAACGAAGCGCAACAATACTTGGCAACTCAAATTGCTAGAGCTATGAACGTACCAGCTTATTACATCTCTGCAGATATGAATAACTCAATGACTTACCAGAACATTATTGATGGCCGTAAAGAGTTTGTTGCATACTCACTGCAACCATTTATCTGTGCCATCGAAGATCGACTATCTATGGATGATATAACCCCACGTGGCCACGTAGTTAAATTTGCTATTGAAGAATCATTCTTACGTGCTGACACAATTAAGCGCTTAGAAGCAATAGAGAAAATGCTGTCGCTTGGCCTTATTGATGTTGAACAAGCTAAACAAATGGAACAAATGACACCTAATGGAAATGAGACAGACAATGCTACTTACGTTCAGTAGTCAAATTGAAAGCGCCGATGGCGAACGCAGAATCATCGCTGGCAAAATTGTGCCATACGAAGAAGTAGGTAACACCTCTGTTGGTAAAGTGGTCTTTGCTAAAGACTCTATTGAAATTGGCGATCCTGGCAAGGTTAAGATGCTTATGCAACACAAAAACGATAAGCCTATTGGCAGAATGCAGAAGTTTAATAAAGCAGAAGACGGCATCTATGCATCATTTAAGATCAGTGCATCAATGCAAGGCCAAGATGCTTTAATCCTTGCAGGTGAGCAGTTAATTGATGGTTTATCAGTAGGTGTAGATGTAAATAAGTCTGTACAGAAAAAAGATTATTTGTATGTTACAAGCGCTACCTTACGTGAGGTCAGCCTGGTCGAGACACCCGCATTTTCAGCAGCTATGGTTCAAAAAGTAGCAGCGAGTATGGATGGACCTGGCGAAGATTTAATTGAAAACAAAAAAGATGAACTAATCAACGAGATTTCTAATGCAGTAGATCAACTAAAGCTATTAAAGCAAGTTGAAGATGCAGTAGAAGAAACCAAAAACCAAACAGAAAGCGAGGCTCCTGTGGAAGACAAAGCAACAGCGCCACAAGAAGCAAAGGCAGAGGCTGCTACTCCTACAGTAGAAGCTGCTCGCCCAGTACTTACAACACCACTTATCCAAACAACAATTCGCACGCCAATTACTTCAATGGCTGCATACACAGAGCACAAGATTAAGGCTGCTCTTGGTAACGATGATTCAAAGCTATATGTAACAGCAGCTGATGATTCTTTCGCAACCAACCCAGCATTTTCACCAACCAAGTATCTAGCAGAGTTTGTAACTAACACTCGCTTTGGTACTCCAGCAATCGATGCGTGTTCACAAGGCACACTACCAACAAGTGGTATGTCAATATCTGTACCTTCACTTGTTACCAGCGTTGGTGGCGGTTCAGGTGTTGCACCAGAAGTTACTGTAGAAGCAGAAGCAGGCGCAGTACAAAACACAGGTATGGAAACACAATACCTAACAGCTTCAGTTTCTAAGTACGCAGGTATGAACACACTGTCTGTTGAATTGTTAGAGCGTTCAGATCCAAACTTCTATGCAGAACTTACTAAGCAATTAGAGTATGCATATTTGAAGCGCTTAGATCAGACTGTATTAGCAGCTTTGATTCAAGCATCTGCTAACGGCACAAACACATCTGCTGATCTTGATGGAATTGTTGCATTCTCTGCTGAGGCTGCACGTACCATCTACACAAACACTGGTTACTTCGCACAGAACTACATCGCTAACCCAGCACAATGGGGTGCGTTGATTTCTGCACAAGACACCACTAAGAGACCTGTATTTACTGCTTTGCAACCGATGAACGCAGCTGGACAGGTATCAACAGGATCTATCCGTGGTAACGTGCTTGGCCTTGATCTATACGTAGACAAGAACTTCACTGCAACTACATTTGATGATGATTCTGCTGTAATCCTTGCGCCAGAAGCATTCACTGTATATCGCTCAGCACAAAACTTTATGTCTGTTAATGTAGTGTCAAACCTACAAGTACAGGTAGCAATCTATGGTTATATGGCAACACTTGCCAAGATGCCTAACGGAATTGTCAAGTTTAAAAAGACCTGATAAGACCCGTTAATCAATAAGTAATCCCCTGGGGTTTAGTAGCCCTAGCCCTGGGGGAGTTTTTTAGAAAAGGAGTAGAGATGGCAGCCACGTATGTAACTGTTGCTGAACTTAGAAGCAACTTAGGAATTGGCTCACTTTACTCAGATGCGACTGTTGAAGAATGTGCGCAGTCAGCAGAAGATTTACTTAATCAATATCTTTGGTTTAATACTGCCCCAGTAGTAGGCACAGCATTACAAGATAACGTGGCAACACTTATGCTTGCTAATCCAAACGCATTCGTTGCGACCCAATCAATAGTGGTAAGTGGCTGCGGTGCCACATTTAATGGCACGCACACAATCACTGGCACAATTCCACCAACATCTGGCACTACTAGCCTTATCCCAGTATTTATGTATAACTACGGCCAGGTTAATTACCCTAATGGCTATTCATTTGTTCAATATGCCAAAACTGCCGCAGACCAAACATTTCACAAAGTAGCACCATATGGAGTGGCTACAGGTCCAGATCACAAAACCCAATCTTATGCGACCACCCCAGCTATAAGAGAAGCCGCGATGATCCTGGCCACGCAAATCTGGCAGGCTAGACAAACGCAGCAGACTGGGAGCGTAGGTATGGATGGGATAAGTGCTAGCCCCTATAAAATGGGTTACCAACTGATAAATCTTGTCAGGGGTCTCATCCAGCCTTACGCTAGTCCTGCATCACTGGTGGGCTAATGGCTGCAATAAGCACCCTACGTGGCACGCTAGCAACCGCTTTAGCAAACGCTGGAGTATGGTCTACCTTTGCATTTCCACCTGCAACTTTATTAGCGAACAGCGTAGTTATTACCCCAGCACCTGATTACATTGTGCCAAGCAATAACAGCCAGACAAGCATCGCACCCCTGGCTAATTTTAAGATTCTAATAACCACACCTGCATTTGATAACCAAGGTAACTTGCTAGGTATGGAAAATTTTATTGTGGCAGTAGTAACTAAACTAGCGGCATCGACCCTGGTTTACAACATATCAAGTGTCTCCGCTCCAGCTATAACTAACGCAGCTAGTGGAGATTTATTAACGTCAGAAATCACTGTATCAATCCTAACGAGCTGGAGTTAAAATGAGTACACACGAAGAAGATTTAGCCTTCTTGAAAAAGACAGGCCAAATAGCAAGCGCACCAAAACCAACTGCACAAACTAAGAAAGATGAGGAATAAACCTTGGCCATATATCTTAACAATAACGTAGGTGTCAAGTTGGCTACCAACGCTGCACCTACAGTACCTTCAATCGACATTAGCTCATACGTAACTAATGCCGTAATTAACCAAATCGTAGATGAGTTAGAAGTAACAGCTATGGGCGACACATCCCATAAGTTTGTTGCAGGTCTACAATCAGCAACATTCAGCGTAGACTTTATCAACGACTGGGCAGCAGCTGCAGTCAATGAGACACTTAGCGCAGCCTTTGGCAAGACCTTATCAGTATCAGTTATCACTGTTAAAGGCACTGCCGTATCAGCTACAAACCCAACTTACCAATTCTCAATCCTGGTAAATAACCTGACCCCAATCGGTCAAGGTGGCGTGGCTGAAATTGCAACATCAAGTCTGTCCTTTACAGTAAACTCCGCAGTAACAGTGTCATCATCGGTGGCATTTTAACTAAGGAGTAACAATGGCAAAGCTAAAGATAACAAGGGCTAATGGTGAAGTATCAGAACACAAGATCACACCAGGTGTCGAGTACGCTTTCGAGTTAAAGTACGGATCAGGAATTAGCAAAGTCCTGCGTGAACACGAGCGCCAAACAGAGATATTCTGGCTGGCTTATGAATGCTTACGCAGGGCTGGCGCACAAATACCTTTATGGGGTACAGAGTTTATTGACACTCTAGACACTGTTGAGGTATTAGACGAAGAAAAAAAATAACTGAGCGGTCTTCTATTGCTTACACTATTGCGCAGTTAGCAGTAGAAACTGGGATACCGCCTAGCGAGTTTATTGATATGGATACTGAAATGTATCTAGCAATAATCCAGGTATTGACAGACAGAGCTAAGGAGATCAAAAATGCCAGTCGTGGTAAACGGCGTTAAGCAACTCCAGAAGGCTATGCGGGATGTAGACAAAGACCTCAATAAAGAGATGTCTAAAAACGTTAAGCGGGCTATGTTAATTGTGCGTGATCGAGCACGTGGATATTTGCCTCAGCAAAATGAAGTGTTAAGCGGCTGGGGTAAAGGCACTGGATCACTAGATACTATTAAAGATCCCAAAAGATTATTCCCACCATACGATTATGCTTTGGCAGTAGGTGGCGTTGCCTATTCAGCAGGTCAAAACAAACGCAATAACAGTGGCTATAGAGCTGCATTTTATGTTTACAATAATTCTAGATCAGGCGCAATCTTTGAGACTGCTGGCCGTTTAAATAAACCTAGAGGCAACAAATCATTAAACCCTAATGCACCAGCTCAGTTTAACTCTGCAGCTGAGATGCTAAGCAGTATGAAGGGTCAAGGCAAACAACGAGGCCGTGTTATTTTCCGTGCTTGGGATGAGACTAAAAATAAAGTTATTCCAGCTGTGGTTGAGGCCATTGACACAGTAGCGATCAAGTTTAAAAAAGATACCGAACTTAGGAAGGCTGCATAGTGCCTAATTTAATTGTCAGCGCAGTCAGCACCTTTGATAACAGAGGACTTAAAAAAGGCCAGAAGGAAATTAGCAGTTTTGATAAGAGCCTTAAAAAACTGGCTGGCACTTTTGCTACTGTCTTTGGTGCTCAGAAGTTATTGCAGTTTAGTAAGAATGCCGTTAATGCCTTTATGGCCGATGAGAAGGCAGCCAAGTCTTTAGAGTTACAGCTGAAGAATACAGGCTTTGCGTTTAGCGCACCTGGCGTAGAGAATTACATATCTAACCTACAGTCTTTATATGGCGTATTAGATGACCAACTACGCCCAGCCTTTCAACAATTACTTACAGTTACTGGATCTATCACTAAGAGCCAAGAAGCATTACAGACAGCATTAAACGTAAGTGCAGCCACAGGTAAATCTTTAACCGAAGTCAGCGCAGCATTAACACGTGGCTTTAGTGGTAACACTGCAGGTCTTAGCAGATTAGGTGCAGGCATAAGCAAAGCCACACTTAAAACTGGCGATATGGATAAGATTATGGGCGAACTTAATAAGAAGTTTGCTGGCCAGGCTGCAGCTAGATTAGATACTTATGCAGGCAAGATGAGTTTGCTTACTGTTGCAGCAGCAGATGCCCAGGAGACAATAGGCAAGGGTCTATTAGATGCCCTGGCTTTATTAGGTAAAGACACAAACATCAGCACAGCTACAGATTTAATGGATAACTTTGCACAAAGCACAGCAGATGCAATCCTTGGCGTGGGTGTCTTAATCAGCAAACTTAAAGAGATTGGCAACACCAAAGTTGGTGGGGCATTATTTGATGTAAAGAATATTCCAGTGCTAGGTGCTTACCTTGCAGGATTCTCAGAGTTAGGCGCAGCACAGAGAGCGAAGACTGCACCTTCTAACGCAGAAGGCAGATCATCTAGCCGTATTTACTTGCAACAATTACGCTTAGAATCTAAAGCATCTAAAGATTTAACAAATGCAAAAAAGGCAGAAACCGCAGCAACAAAGGCTAAATCAGAAGTAGATAAACTTAAAGATAAGTTTGATATAGAGCGCATAGGATTAACTTTGGCATTAAATCAGGCTACCGATGAAGAGACTAAATTACGCCTAAGAGCACAGTTAGCAATCCTAGATAATAACGAGGCTTTAGCAAAGAAATATAATGCTGAGTTAGGCGCTGTAGCCGCTGCCAACGCTTTGGCTACTTCTGCCACTACAGCTGCAGGTGCTTTAAACTTCTTGGCTAGTGGTATGCCAGCGCTGTTTAACTCTTTAGGAGAATTGACTGGCCGAGGCCGTAATCAAATAGCGCCAGATGAGT